GTAACTTATCTTGGGGGCAGATACATCCAAAGAGGCGGGATTACCAAGGATGAGTATGAAAATCTGTATGATTACATTTACCTGCCATATAAGGCTCTCGGAGGAAACGGTACTGCTGAAAAGGTGATGGAAGATGTTAAAAATCTTCCTATCATAACACAAAATGAAGCATACGAAAGGGACCTTAACGTATGAGTAACGCACTGTATGACAAATTAAAATATGTAGCATTGATTGCACTTCCCGCTTGTGCAACATTTTTTGCGGCGCTGGCTAAGATTTGGGGCATTCCGTATGGAGATCAGATCACAGCAACGATCACTGCCGGAGATACATTTCTGGGCGCATTGCTTGTGATTTCCACAGCAAAGTACAACAGGGAGAATAAATAATGCCTGACAGAAATAAAGTTATCGCAATCGCCATTGCCGAAACTGGGTATTTGGAGAAATCAAAGTCTGCATATCAGAAGAACCCAGATATTCTCAATGAAAAGACAGCTGGAGCCGGAAGAGATAACTATACAAAATACGGCAAAGAGATGCACAAAATCTATCCTTCTGTGATGGATTTCCCTGCACCGTGGTGCGATGCTTTTGTGGACTGGTGTTTTTATAAGTCTTATGGGATTTCCACCGCAAAATCGCTTCTCGGTGGCAATTTTGATGACTACACGGTTACATCTGCAAAGATGTACCAAAAACATAATGCACTGGACAGAAACCCGGAAAGAGGAGCGCAGATTTTCTTTTCTCGGTCTGGCGGAATAAATGGCATCTATCATACAGGACTTGTATATGCTGTGGACGACTCTTACGTTTACACGATTGAAGGGAATACGTCTTCGGGTGCTGAGATTGTGGCAAATGGTGGCGCAGTATGTAAGAAAGCATACGCAAAACACAGCACAGCAATGAGACGTGCATTTTTCGGGCATCCAGCTTATAATGATGAGGTAAAGACAGTGGGCGCAACGAAAGCGACTTATACGATAAACGGATATGCTCTGCATGATGTTTCCTATGGGGACCAAGACGAAGCGGTAAGGTTTCTCCAACAGTTATTAACTGCAAAAGGATTCCCCTGCACGGCGGATGGGATCTGTGGAGACAAGACACTTAAAGCGCTTGCGGAGTATCAGGCATCGAAGCGCAGAACGACCTGTGGGAAAGGGACATGGGAAGAACTGCTAAAGTAGTTAGCGCAGAGCCGGGTCGCGCCCGGAGGTAGGAGGATCGCTCCCTTTTCGGGGGAGGATGAGGGCCCGGCTAGGGGCACCGAGAGCTGCGGCAGAGGAAGACCGCAGACATTATAGAAGGGCTGGAAACAGCCTAATAGAAGGGCCGGAAACGGCTCACTTGAAGAAAACGCCAACAACGTTTTAGCGGTAGTTTGAAATCTCGAGGTTCCGGCTACCGCCTTTTTGTGTTAAAATGTCAAAAAGAGGTATATCAAAATGGATGATCACAAAGATGTCCCGTATATCGTACACGAAAGTATCATGGCTCGAATGGAGCGCATGATTAAGCGTCTATGGATTCTTTGCATTCTGCTCGTCCTGCTACTTGTGGGAACAAATGCCGGATGGCTGTATTTTGAAAGTCAGTTCGAAATGGTAGAATCTTCCACACAAGACGTCAATCAGGATGTAAATACTGGAGAAGGTTCAGCGAACGTAACCGGCATCGGAGATATTTATGGCGAAGATACATCAGACAGTTCGACTGAGTAAGACAAGAACCAGAGTGAAGAAGAACGGCTCTGTTAATAGTGCCGGATATAGGCAGTGCAATATATGCCACGGAACCGGAGTCGTGAAAGTCGGAAAACGAAAGAAAACATGAAAGATTATGGTCTTTCCAACAGCGAAATTGAACATCTGATAGATGAATGGATTCCGAATGAAAAGCACAGAAAAATCATGAAGCGCAGATTGATTGACGGCGTTATTTTTGACGATCTCGCAGAGGAGTTTGAACTATCAGTAAGACAGACTAAAAATATCGTCTATAAATGCGAAGAAAGACTTTTCAAACACGTTAAATGATGCTATAATTTAGGTAGCCCCCAAATATTCATACCCACAATACCTCCCGTAGCGACCGCCGAAAGGCGGTCTTTTTTTATGCCATAAATTGCACTTTTATTTCATTCCGTTCTTTCTTCCGTACTGCAATAATGATTGCAGGAAGGGAGATCAATATGCCATATCCTTACAATAATTACCCATATAACTATAACCCTGTAAACGCATATCAGAATCAGCTCGCACAGGGGATGTCAACCCCTGCACAGCATGTGGAAGTTATCAAAGTAAATGGAGAAAATGGCGCAAAGGCATATCAAATGGCACCGAATAGCTCCATTTTATTGCTTGACGAGACTGCGCCGCTCGTATGGCTGAAAACCACAGATGGGGCCGGATACCCGACAATTACCCCGTATTCGATTGCCCCGTACAAGGCCGAACCACCTGTGGATGTAAAGTCGTTGGAACAGAGAATTTCCAGAATCGAGGGGATATTAAATGAAAAATCCAATTTTAGGGAACCTGAACGCACACCAGATGATGCCGGGGAACATCGGGCAGATTAAGCAGATGATGCAGATGGTGAGAAGCGCGGGAAATCCACAGGCTATGGTGCAAAATATGGCGCAGAATAACCCGCAGATGAAACAGGCTATAGATTTTATCAAGCAGAACGGAAACGACCCTAAAAAGGCGTTTTATGCGCTTGCACAGCAAAAGGGCGTTGACCCGGACGAAATACTCAGAACCTTGCAAGGGTGAAACAATCACTTTTTAATCAAAAGAAAGAAGGTAACTTATGGATAACGGAACAGGAATTACCCCCGTAATGCCTATCGGTGGAACAGGCTATGGAGATTGGGGCGGCGGCAACGCCTTCATCTGGATCTTCGGACTGCTGATCCTCATGGGAATGTTCAACGGCGGCGGCATGTGGGGAAATAACGGCTTTGCAAACGCCATCGGCTATGAGAACCTTGCCACATCCAACGAGGTCCAGCGAGGTTTTGATAACCAGAACTCCATGGCAAACGAGAGGGAAATTCTCTCTGCTGTTAATGCCGGTACCGCGCAGGCAGTGGCGGCGACGAACCAGACCTTCCACGACACGGTTTCCGTACTCTCTGACAAGTATTCTGAGCTTCAGAGAGATGTGGCATCTCTGGCAGTAGGTCAGGCAAATGCTCTGGCAAACCAGAATCAGTGTTGCTGTGAGACCCGGATGGAAATTGCGCAGCAGGGTGCAGGAATCAACAGCGCGATCCAGCAGAACCGCTACGAGGCGGCTCTCAACACTGCTTCCATCAACGAGAACACTACGGCGCAGACCCAGAAGATTCTTGATGCGATTCAGGGCAACCGGATTGCGGATCTTCAGAATCAGGTCAATCAGCTCCAGCTTGCACAGGCAACGAACGGAATGCTTCGTTTCCCGAATAGCTGGACTTACGGCGCAGGCCCGTTCCCTCCGATTTTCGGATGTGGGTGTGGATGCAACCAGAACGTGTAATTTGAGCGTATTCAGTACGCCTTAACCCTAAGTGAGGGGATGGCGTGATAACGCTGTCCCTTCACTTTTTAGTTTAATTAGGAGAAAAAAATCATGATTGAAGTATATTCCAATAACGTATCTGTTCCGGCAAAAGCCACTGTCCCGCTGGACAATGAAGTGTTGAGAAAGGGATGCACGGCCACGAAGTCTGGCAACACCATCAATCTGAACAGATGCGGAGTTTATCAAGTAAATTGCGAATGCTCTGCGTCTGCTGCGGGAACACTACAGCTCCAGAAGAATGATGTCCTTCAGCCGCAGGCTATCCTTGACATGACAAACGCAATGGCGGCGTCTTTTTCCACACTTGTGCAGGTCCAGCATAATAATTGCCCGAATTGTTGCTGTGAGGCACCGGTTTCTCTTTCCGTGATCAACACCGGTGCCGAGGCGGCCCCGCTCACAACATTCAACCTTACCGTCACGAAGCTGTGCTGAAATGACGAACCGTGAGTGAGATTTTCTTGACTGGATCCGAGCAGGCAATTCAGAAGGTACGAGAACACTTGGCCGAGCAGGACAAGAAGATCGAAAGAATATTGGAGATACTCAGAGATGAAGATAAAACACTACATGGAAATGATCCACGATGAGATGTGCGGAGCAAAGGAATATGCCATAAAGTACATCGAATACAAGAACAGCAAGCCGAACTGGGCAAGAATGTATGAGGAAATGGCAGAAGCCGAACTGAAGCACGCTGACTACCTGAGTCAGATGGCGCAGGAATATTTTGACGGTCTGGCATGGAAATCCGAAGAATCCAAAATTGAGTGGGAACATTGCAAAAACAAGATGACAGAAAAGACCGCACTGGTCAAGATGATTCTGTCCGTATGATGATATGGATATTTCCGAGATCAACAACGAAATAAAAGATCTGGAATCGGCAGACACAAACTGGGGAAATGTTCAACGGCTTGCATTGCTCTATACCGTAAGAGATCATCTTCCGGCGGTCACTTCCACACAAGGTGCTGAGGTGGAGGTTGTGGACGAGTTCACACGGGCGTGTTGTGGCGTGAATATCAATGGATTGATAAACGTCTTAGATGAGCACATGCAAGTCATACATGCTGTATACCCGAAAGAGTACTCAGCGTTAATCAAAAAGATTCAGAGCCTGAAGGCGGACAGTTAAAAGCTGTCCGTCTTTTTTTACTGTATACTATTCTTCATAATATATAAGGGGCTATAAAAAAATTGCAAAAATGTGTTGACACCCATGATAGGTAGGTGTACAGTTATATCAGATCAAGAGAGGCCCGGAAGGGGCAGAAAGGGAAACAAAATGAGATACACAGTGAATGTTAGAAGAAGCACAGAGGACGAGTGGTCAGATGAGTATTATTCAGAGCCTTATATCGAGGCTGAGAGCAAGGAAGAGGCAGAGGACATCGCAAAGGCATTCATTCAGGACTGCGGTTACAATCCAGATGAATATGATTACCAAGCAGTTGAATATAACAGATAAATAAACAGCAATTGACCT